CCCTTGAGCACGAAAAAGCGGCCACCCCATCTCTGGAGTGACCGCCAATGTGGCCCTGGAGGGATGTAGGGCCGCGTTACGCCGCCGGGACGACAATCGCCTGGTTCGTCACCGTCGCATCAGCCGTGACCGGCGTGACGCGGGCTTTGTACTGCTCGACGATCATGCCATCGAGCACGGCGTTCGCGGTGCCACGGTCGAGGCGGAACGTGATGTACCGCTTCCGCGGCTGGATGACGTCGAGGATGAGCATCTCGTTCGAATCAGCATCGCCCGCGAGCCCGGATTCGGCGCCGGTGATGGCTACCGCATCGGACCCGTTCGCGAGGTCGCCCTGCAGGGCAACGAGCTTGGTCTGGTGGGTCGTGGTGAGCGTGCCCAGGAGCGCGATGCAGCGCACGGCGTCATACCCGGCCATGTCGATGGTAGTGCCGTCCTGGTCGGTCGTGCCGGCTACCACCGCGTTCTTGATGCGCTTCGTGAGGACCTGTTCGGTCAGCGCGTTGGCCATGTTCTCGGACCTCCCTATCGCCGTATCGGCGGCTTCGTGCTTGCGGTCTCCGCGAGACGCCCGCCCCGGACGATCTCTCGTCGTGGGGCGGGCGCCTGCGGCGTGGGTTTCTCGTCAGCCATCGGCTAGGCGTGCATCACGAGCGCCTTGACGGCGCTGGCATCCTGCACGCCACCGTCGAATCGCTCGACGGCGAAGAACCCGACAATCAGGCTCAGGGCGTACAGCTCGTTCAGGCGCACGACCAGGAGGCCGGCGACGTTGCGGATGATGTAGTACGACTCGAAGTCGCCGAACAGGATGGCCTTGTTGCTCGCGGTCGCGGCCGGCATGTCGTTGTTGATGACGTACTGGCGGCCGTTGTAGGTGCTCGGCACGCCTTCCTTGAGCGACGGCTCCCAGAGCGGGCGCCCCGTGGAGTCCTTGAGCTTGCGGAGAAGCGCGAGTGTGGAGTCGTGGAACATGAACTTGCCCTTTTCGCGATACGCGATATCAACGCTGTGCTCGAGGTCGATGAGTTCGTCGTAGGTGATGGCGGTCGCCGAGGCGGTCACCGCGGCCGGGCCCATGCTCGCGCCCGTGACCATGCCCTGCGGCTGGCTGGCGCCGGTGCCCACCGTGAGCAGGCGGTTCTTCGTTCGACCGATGCGCTGCCCGAACTTCTTGCTCAGGAAGCCCTCGACGTCGGACGACGAATCGTTGAGGAACATCACCGGGGCCTTCACCAGTTTCGAAGAAACCATGTAGGCCGAGAGCTTGCGGCTGCCAAACGTGACGTCCTGCGTGGTTACGGTGCCGCCCTCGCCGATGAGCTCGCCTTCGTTTCCGGTGTCGTCGTTCGTCGGCCACATGATGTCCTCGCCGTGCGCGGTGTCGAGCACCGTCGCGCCGACCTGGAGCGCGCCGCCATAGAACTTCTGCGTCTCGACCACCTGGTTCAGGAAGGTCGTCGGCACGGTGTAGCCGCCGTTCTGGCCCACGAGGGCGCTGAGCGTGCGGTTCTCGGCGTATGCGGCGTCCGTGCCGGCGCGGAGGGTCTCGCGGTCTTCGGATCGAAGGCCGTTGAGGCCATTGCGGATGTAGCGCTTGTGCGCGGCCCGGTATTCGGCCGAGTCGACGGCGTTGCGCTCGTCAGCATCGGGGTCCGGGTCGTCGAGCACGCGGCCGCGGTTGTCGCTCGCGCCGGGGTTGGCGAAGCCCGAATGGCGCGCCTCCTGCTCGAGCATGGCCTCGATCTCCTGGATGCGGGCGCCATGTTCGTCGTATTCGCGCTGCTCGGCGTCGGTGTGGGCGCGACTCTCGTCGAGCGCCGCCTTGCGGATGGCCTCCATGCGCTTCCAGAGGTCGCGCTTCTCTTCGTACAGCTGTGCCCTGGTCATTCCTACTTCCTTCCGGCGCCGAATCGGGCCATGAGTTCCGTGTGTCGTGCCGCCTGCGCGGCGATTGTGGCGGCGCGCTCTTCGTCTTCCGGCGCCTCGGCTTCGGCCTCGTTCTCCTCGGCCTCTTCATCCGCCTCCGCGGCGTTCTCAATCAGCGAATCGAGGTCACCAGCGGCGGTGCGGAGCGCCTCTGCCGTGGCCCGGATGACCTCTTCGTCGGACTTCGAATTGCGCCGCCCGGCACGCCCGAGACGCCCGAACGCACGAGCGCGAAGCCCGGCATCGGTCTCTTCGTAGGCCGGATAGGTCACGATCGACATGTCGTAGAGTCCCTCGAAGTTCAAAATCGTTCGGAGCCAGGTGCCATCCGGGCGCTGTTCCCACTCTTCGTCTCCCGGAACGAACGAAAACGACATCTGTGAGATGTCGCCGCGCTCCAGGAGCACCGCGAGGTCACGCGCGTAGGTCGTGGGCGCCATATCGGCGTCGACCAGCACGCCCGTACCGTCGTCGGTGAGCCGCATGGTCCCGTTGGTGGTGCGCGCCAGCAGGAAGTTGGCGTCGTGGTTCAGGAGGAGGCGAACATCGCTGCTCAGGTGTGCCGAAGCCGCACCGGGCGCGATGCGCTCCTGGTATTCGCCGAACCACCAGTCATAGATGGTCGTCCAGCGGTCGTAGATGATGCCGTGCCCGCGAAACCCGATGGCGCCTCCCTCGCCCGCAGCACGAAGCTGGAGCGGCACGGAGGCCGTCAGGATGTGCCGCTGCACGGCGCTGCGAGATTGGGCAGGACGCGGATCGCTTGGCATGAACGAGATAGTGCGCACGCGTGCGAGCGGGGCTGCCTACTGGCTTTCTTCCGCCGCGGCGAGTTGCTTCTTGAGGTCGTCGATCTGCGCCTGCAGGTCGCTCGAATCCCCGCCGCTGCCCTCCGCCGCGGGCGCCGGCGTGGCCGCCACGTTCGAATTCAGCGGCAGCTGGTACTTCCATAGGTCATCGGGATCGATGGGCAGCTCTTCCTCGAGCGCGCGCAGTTCGTCCACCGAGGACATGCCGATCAGGCGCCGAATCTGGTACGCCTGCATCCGCTGCAGGAGGTTCCCGCGCACGAGCGCGTTGAAGTTCCAGCGCACGTATTCGTTCCTCGGCAGGATGCGAAGGAGCGCCTGCTGAACAGGCGTCGCCATCCGGTTGAGGGTGTAGGTCACGAAGCCCTGGCCAATCTCGCCGAGGCCGGTGCCCCAGGTGGTCGATCCGGTGGAATCCATCAGCATGAACGGCGGGACGCCCGTAAACCGGGCGATGGCCTTGATCTGGGCGGTGCGCGCGGCGATGGACTGCACTTCGGCGGGGGTTCCGCTGACCGCCTGGACCTTGCCGCCGCTGCCGACCACGGCCGGCTTCCCGGTGTTGTTGATGCCCCCGTTCACCTTCATCCAGCGGCGAACGATCTTCTCCGCCTGGTCGTCGGCGATCTCGGCGTCGCTCGTGATAATCAGGCGCGGCGTGCCGCCCTTCTCCAGGTAGACGAGGACGTGCTGCAGCTCGGCTTTGTCGAGCTTGAGCTCGTTCTTCGCGAGGTCGATCAGCCCGAAGCCGCGAAGGCCGCTGTTTTTTCGCCCCCACATGAGGTTTCGAACGTGGATGATTTCGCCCTCGAACTCGTTGGCCGTGAACATCGGGTGTTCCTGGTCGCCGTCGAGCACGTAGACCTTGCGCTTCGTGCGCGGGTCGCGGCCCACCTGCATGCGCAACGGGTGAATCCAGTTCATCTGCGTCACGCGCCGCGTCTGCGGGTGCCGCTCGCTGCAGTGGATGAACAGGTCGCCGGCGAGCGAACGGTGCGCCAGCGTGGTCTCCCAGAACTCCTGCGGCGTCTCGTCCGGGTTCGGAAAGCGCGTGAAGATGTCGCTCCGCTCGTCGGAAATCTTCCCTTCTTCGTCGCCAAAGAGCTGGAACGGCAGGCCGCCGAGCGTGCCGGCCGTGAGCGCCATCGACAGATAGAGGGCGCCGTTCGTGCCCGCGTTCTCCATCGTGATCTTCGGCAGCCCGTCTATGCCCGATCCCGAGGAAACGCCGTCCAGCGCGTTCACGAGCATGTCGTAGAAGCTGCCATCGGTTATCCCGGACAGGCTCATCACGCCCATGTCTTCGGAGCGCTTGGCGCCGAATCCGGGCCAGGTCGAGATGCGATCAAGGAGGTTCGGCACGCGCCAACTATCGCGGTGCTAGGGCGCTGGGCCGCTCCTACTCGTCGTCGTCCTCGCCAATGTAGATGGTGGGCGCGGCCTTCTTCTTCGGCTGCTCGGGCGGGTGCAGCATGATCCACACCGCCATCACCATCGCCATCGCCGCGTCCATCTTCGCCTTCTTCGCGTTCTTATCGATGCGCATAATCCCGCTCCCCGGGCGACGCTGCCGCGCGCTCGCGTTCCCCACGTGCCGCGCCAGCGTCGGGTTCCCGTCGTGCAGCATTCGCCGCTTCATCACGCTCTCAATGAGCGCCTGGGTGCCCTGCTCAATGCCCACGCCGTTCTGCGTTATGGAAATCATCGGCATCCCGGCCGTGAACAGCTTCTCGGCTTCCCAGGCCACGAACTGGCGGTCATACGCGACGGCCCGGACATCGAACCACCGCCGCAGCGCCCACAGGACGTCCGTCACGGACCACTTTTCGCCGCTCTTGCCGACCGTTTCGAAGGGCATGAGCCAGTCCTCAATCGGCTTGCGCGTTCGAATGTCGATAGGGCGCTCCCACACAAACGGCACAACGCGGACGCGGTCCTCGCCGTCGACGACCTGCGGCTGAACACAAACAACGGCGGTCGAGTCGCTCACCTGCGAGGCGTCGAGCCCGAGGTACGCCGGTGCGCCCGGAATCAGGCCGGCATCGACGGCCGCGAACACGACCTCCATATCGATGCGCGCCTGCTCGGCCGCCTTCTGGCGCTCCTGATCGTCCGGTGCCTCTTTGAGCGCGACCGCTGCGGCTGCGGCCCTCGCCGCGACCGCGAGCTTGAGCAGCGCGGCCTCTTCCCCGATGACCACCGGCCCGGTGCACGCATCCCAGGCGCCGTACGGCAGGAGCGATTCGCCGCCGCTCACCCACTGGTTGAGTTCCAGGCGCCGGAACGCGTGCTCGCGCATGCGGTCGGCCCGGCCCAGCATGTAGCCCCGGCTCTTGAACTGGCCATACGCGGGGTTGGCGCGCTTGTGCGCCCGCGGGTCCTTGTAGTCGCAGCCGTCGGGAGCCTGCCACCAGCGGAAGAAGTAGTGCGGGTCCTTGCGCTCGCCGCTCTCGACCTCGCGGCAGTACAGGTATTCGCGGCCCAGGAGGGTGTCCAGGTCGGTCCCGGCGGTTGAAATCGCGATCACGAGCGACTGTTCGCCGGTCGACATCGCCGAGGTGAGGGTGTCCCAGAGGTCCTCGCCGCCGCCGGCCTCCCAGACGTGCAGCTCGTCGGCAATAAGCACGGAGATGTTCAGGCCGTGCGTCGTGTCCGGGCTCGAGCTGACGCGCACGATCTTGGCTTCCTCGCGCCCGCGCACCTGGATTTCGTCGGCGAAGGCGGTCACCCGGTCCTTGAGATGCTTCGACCAGCGCGCCATCTTCGATGCGGCCCCGAACAGTGCGTTCGCCTGCTTTTCCGAAGCGGCGGCCATCACGATCACCGGGGCGTCGCTCGTCTCCTCGCCGAGGAGGAAGTAGAGCGCCAGGGCGGCCAGAATCTCGGTCTTCCCGTTCTTTCTCGGGATGCCAATGAGCGCCCACTGGTAGCGCCGCTTCATGAGCACGCGCTGGAAGCCGTCGGCGTCGCGCACCCGGTATTGGCTCTGTTCGAGCAGGTCGAGGATGAGCTGCTTTTGCCAGTCGGTTAAGCGGAACGGCTTTCGCGCGTACTGCCGCGCGGTGTAGACACAGAACGATTCGATCCAGGAGATGGCGCGGAAGCCGTCGGTGCGAAACCGCAGCACGTTCGAGGTGCCGGGCACGAGCCGGTAGTTCCCGTACGGCGCGGGGGGATGCGGATCGGGCCGGAGCTGCGCGAGCCGGACCGGTGGCGGTGCTGCGGGGGCGCCCATCTAGTGGCCCTCCGCTTCCCCGTCCATATCCATGTCGAACGCGTCGTCGTACTCTCCCTCGCCGTCGTCGCCATCTTCATCGAACTCAAACACGTCCTCGCCGATCACCCGGAACTCGCCGGGGATGGAGGCTTCCTCTAGCGCCACGCGCTCAGCCTCGGAGCGTTCGGCCTCGGCCTTCTCTTCGTCCGTCGGCCCACTCTTGATGCGAATGTTCCCGTCGCGCATCGCTCGCGGCGTCAGGTAGAGCTCGCGCTTCGCCGCCAGCATGCGCGCGAACAGCGGCGTCATCTCACCACGAAGCGGGTTGAGCCGCGGCTGTTTCGTCGATCCTTCGACGATCATCTTTTTCTTGGAGGCGCGCTGGCAGTACAGCCAGGTATCGAAGTCGGTCACGAGCTGGACCACGGTCGAATAGGCGCTGTCCCACTCCCAGACCGTTTGCGCCTGCGGGGTGCTCCAGAGCCGCTCCCACTCTTTTCGCGCCGCGACGGTCCACTGCAGGCCGTCCGGCGGCTCCGGGATCTTTCGCTGCTCGTCCTTGCGCCGGTCTCCCGGGCGCACAGAAACCACCGCGTACGGCTCTTCGAGCTTGCGGTGGCCTGTCAGCGCGCTTTCGGGAACCTGAGACCTACCGGCCACCTCTCCGCCTCCGCCGCCCGGTTCGGCGCGGCGTGGCCTGCCCGGCACTCTTCACAGCGTGGCACGGCCCACAGAGCGACTGGAGGTTGTAGTCGTCGTCGCTCCCGCCCATCACCTTCGGGATCACGTGGTCAACCTCGGACGCCCGAGCGCCGCACTTCCGGCACATGTACATGTCGCGCTTCAAAATCCGCGCCACCGTCCGCGACCAATCCCACCCCGACGTCCCGCGCTCCCGCCGGTGCTCCTGGCAGTTCCCTCGCCCACAAACCGAACACGCCACCGGCGGCTTCAATTGGGCAGTCTCCCGTCATGCCAAAGTGGAGGCAGCGCGTTCTCGCGATCGAGCGCCCGCATCGCGATGCCATAGCTGCGCGGGTCGACCGAAGCGGCAGCTCTCCGAGGCCAAGCTATCTCTCGAAGGCTCTCTCGCAGGCGGTCGCGCTCTTCGCGCACGAGCACCGACTCGTTCCACGCGAACTTCGCCAACTCAGAGAACGCGAGCGGATTTGGCGGGGACTCGTCCTCGTCCCAACACTCAATGATTGACTGCAGGTAGTCCATCATCCGGTAGCTGAGCGATTCGTAGTCGGTCGGGGCGTTGTACGTGTGGCCGCTCGGAGTCGTGTACGGAAATCGCTTTTCGGCCATCACGACCACCATCCCTTCACGCCGTGGTGCGCACGGCTCGCCTTCTTCAACGCCGGCACGAGCCGGTCCGCCTTCGCCGGGTCAATCCGCGCCGTCCGCCCCACGCGCTTCGCCGGCAGCTGCTTTCGCGCGACCCACGCGCGCACCGTGTCCAGCCGCACGGCATAGTGACGCGACACCTGGCGGATCGACATGAAGCCGTCGCCCGAGACGATCGGCGACCCTTCGCGCTCCGCTTTTCGCTGTATCGCTTTGCGCGTCCGTGACCGTGTCAAAATCCCCAACTCTCGCGTCTCCAACAGCCACTCCTCGTCGTCGGTCCAGGGCTTGCCGTGCTCGGCGCCGGCCACCGGCTCGTAGTGTCTCCGGGTGCGGGGACGGTGCTTGCGCGGGTTGGATATCCGCTCGCGCTCAAACCAGTGCTTCACCGCCGAATGCGACCGCCCCAGCGCCGCCGCCATCTCCGGCCCGGTCAGCACGCCGAGGTTGTCCAGGAGAAACGCCTCCTCCTCCTCCGTCCATGCCTCGTGCGGCTCCGCTACCTCGTCGTCCGCATCCGCCTCCGCCATGAGCGCGGCCCGCGTGTCCTCGTCGGGCGCCGCCTCCCCGTGCACCCGGCAGCCAAACAGCACATGCATCGCCTCGCCACACCCGCGCACCGGACAACGCGTCATCGGCGGAGCGCCTGC